GCATAGCCATTACCAGACTTATCCAGTGCTGTGCGCCAGAAGCGATCATCATCGCCATTTCCAAAAGAGGGACTATTGATTTTCTCTGTCTCTTTGATTAGAGACTCTAGAGATTTGTTGCGGTTTTTCTTCATAGTTGCAAAAGACATAATATCCTTTCGTATTGCGTTGTATTTGAAGTATTAATCGTATCCACCAAATTCATAATATAACTATATTATAACACAGTTTCCACATTTGTCAACACGCTTAGTATTGACTTCATCCTATTCTCATCCAGCGAAATAAATGGTTCATACTGAATACACTTATGCTGGAACCTTGACCACCCACCAGCATCTTGAATTTGAGAATCAAAATGAGGAAAGAAGTTAAGGAATTTGTTTAAAATAATAAAGGTTTCAATACAAATATGTCCACCATCGACAAACACATATAATGGTGGATAAGATGTGCTCTTTCCCACAAGGAAAAGTGCATCAAATTCTTTACTTGTATTTATTTCACTTCTTATGAAGTCTAAATCATTTTGAAAAAAGTAAGACAATGATTGCTGTTTCTTTTTCCATTCTGTATAGACTTTTTCTGCATCGGTGGTACATAAATGACCACCAGCAATTTTGAGATCCATTATCATATTGGAGACACAAAGATTCTTAAAATCTTCAATTTTGTGTACTCTCGCTAGTTTCTCAAAATATACCCAATCTGTTCGTTTATGATAAGCCCTTACTGACGTTCGAACTCTACCTTGTTTTTTAAAGAAATCATAATTTCCATTTGGCATGAAATGTCTTTTAATGGCGAGGTAAAAACAATATGCCTCATATCCTGTCATACCGGAAGTTTTGCTGTCTTTGGTAAAAAGTTTAAATTTTCTGCTTCTTCTCTAATCTTTTGTTTTAATTTTCCAGTAATCAGAGTTGCTGCAGTTTCTGGTTCCATTTCATTTTGTTCACAATAAAATAAAACAGAATCCATATAACCCATTTTAGTCTCATTTACTATATCTTCTATTTTGAGAAAAAACTCTTTTGCGGAATTTAAGTTTAATGCCATTATTTTATTTCCTTTATTTGATCACAAATCCCGAGTTCTTTTGCTTCCATAGCATCCAACCATATATCTTGTGGTGGAAGAAGATATTTACGAATCTTCTTTTCTGTCAATCCAGTACATTTTTTATAATGCTTCAACATTCTTGTAGTAGTTAAATCAAACTCTTTCTGAGCTGCAAAAAGTTCATGTTCTTTACCATATGTACCCCAAGTAAATTGATGTGATAAAATTGAGGTATTTGGAGTTAAAATTCTTTTTCCAGGACTTCCAGAAATAAAAATTAATAATCCAGCAGAAGCAATCATACCAAGCCCCGTCGTTTTAACTGGAATTGCAGATCCCCTCATTACATCAATAAGAGCAAAAGCTGCTGAAAGATCACCACCTGGAGAACAGATCACCAAATTCAGTTCTTTATGTTTTTTTTCTGTATTTTTAAAATTAGATTCCAATATCCATTCGATTGCTGTCTGAACAGAACCTATCAGAATATCATCCATCAATAAATGGACACCAGCATCAACTAGACCACTAACTTCTTTTTTAGTTTCTTCACTTGCCATAATATAAAATTAATTTAAGGTTATCGAACTATATTGTTCTTTTTTCTATAATCATCAATTGCTCCCTTAATAGCATCTTCCGCCAATACAGAGCAATGAATCTTGACAGGGGGAAGAGAAAGTTCTTTAACGATGTGCGTATTTTGAATTGAACTCGCTTCATCGATAGACATACCCTTAATCCATTCAGTCGCCAACGAAGAACTTGCAATTGCACTTCCACAACCAAAAGTCTTAAATTTGGCATCGACAATCTTTTCATTTTCTACCTTTATTTGAAGTTTCATTACATCTCCACACTCAGGTGCACCCACAAGGCCAGTACCGACAGACTTATCCCTACTATCCATACTACCAATATTTCTCGGTTTTTCATAATGCTCCAATACTTTTTCTGAATATGCCATTTATTATTTCCATCCTAAGTGTTGTTTACCATCTGCAGGAATATCCTTTATTGGTGTGAAACTTTCGCCACATCCACAGACATGCTCGTACTTGAGCCGTTTAAATATAAACCCTTGTTCTACTAAATTACCTATTTTATAATCTACTTCCACATCACCAATTATATCATTAAGTATGTATTCATCTACTACCAATTTAACATCATTCTGTATAAAAACTAAATCTTCTGGTTTAACTCTATCTTCAACATCTAAACTATATTTCCATCCAGAACATCCACCTGAATTTGCTCCTACTCGTAAATAAGAATTTTCGATATCTTTTTTTTCGTCTTCAATCATTTCCTTAAAAACATTTGCAGCTTTTTCAGAAATTTTAAGTTCACATCCAGCTTGGTATGTGTCCATTTTCTTCCTTATGTTCATGCATGAATGAAGTCCTACAGCCACACGAACCCTTTGCTGAAGGATTATTAAATTTTAATCCCCTATCATTCAAATTATCTGACCAATCAATTTCCGTGTCTTTAATATACAAATGACTTTTTTTATCTACCAAAATACCTAATCCAAATGATTCAAATTCCAAATCGAATTTTCCTTTTCGGCTTTCAAAATCTACTGTATAAGTAAATCCAGAACAACCACCACCTTTAACTCCAACTCGTACTACGGTATCATTAGAAACATCTTGTTCACTCATTATACTTAGTACTTTATTTGCAGCTTTCTCTGTGAATGAGATCAATCAAAAGTCTCCTCTTGTTACTGCAGTAATTTTATCTATATGTGCATTGAGAATATCTGTTCTACCTGGCCAACGAATATATTCTTTTTTATCGCCATCTTTAGCAAGATTTTTGAGAAGTGGAAGAATCAATTCTTCTACCGCATTCATTTTTGTGTTCCATTTATCATTGAGTTCTTCTTTACGATCTAGAAGATCATCTTGCATAACTCTCATACTATCAGTTAAACTAGAAATTTTAGATTCAATTTTTTCCAGTTCTGGCTGAATACTAGCTGCTGCAGACGTAACAACTTCTTTTTCTCTATCTACTGTTATTTTCTGTTCAGCTTCATATTCATCTAAACTTACTGTACTGAAACCAAAATCATTTAAATCATCCATTGTTACCTCCGTTTAATTCGCGGGTTTCTTGATTTTCAGCATCTTCTTTTTCTTTGAACCAATAATCTGTAGATTTTGCTAACACGGCCACATATGCGCCAACCATGATATTAATTAAGTCACGTGATTCATCTGGTAATATACCAAAAAACAATAACCATATTAAAAACAAAAAAGTAAAAACTATAATCATGGACAATGTAAATCGTGCCCACCAATTCAACTTCTTTCTTGTTTCGATTCTTTCATGTCTAAGTGCTTCCACTGGATTTTTCTCCCACAATGCTTCTTCCGAAGCGATTACCATTTCAGAAGTGGTGTTCACCTTACCATCTCCGGCTCGAGCTTCTCGAGCATTTTTCATAAGATTCTTTGGAATTTTTATGGCCATTAATTTTCCTTAACTAAATTCTTCGTATTTGATGCCTTGTTCTGCAAGGAATGTTCGATTTTTCATGTGTTCAGAATGAACATCATCTTTGTTTTGACCATGATATCCAACCGCATAACCATTTTCACACATCCACTTGTTTATATTTGTCCATCCACCAAACTCATGCCCATCTTCTGTACAGTTGATCCAAAGTTCACCTAGAACTCTACCGAACTTACCTCTGCTATCTGATTCTGGACATCTACATTGGATTTCAATATCATCTCTATCTGACATGACTGCCCAATGCACCCATGATTTGAGAGCTGCAGAGGATAATTTTCCATAAAACTTTTCTTCCAAATCTCGCGTTCGTGATTCGGGGGTGTCGATTCCGAGCAGGCGGATTCTATTGCATATCCGTACATCAAAGCCTAAATCAAAAACTGCATCAATAGTATCTCCATCAACAACTTTCTCTACAGCAGTTATGTTGTAGATAAATTCACAAGGTTCTTCGTTTTTATAAGTTGCTATATTACCTCCATTCAAATTGAAATACACCATTAGGCCAAGAAACTTTGCATCTCCCTGCACTATATGGTAAATCGAAATTTCTATAACTCATACCGGTTTCATTTTCCCAAGCACTGTTATCAAAATAATAAGGAGGAACATCGCCTCTTACTATATTATATTCGAATCTGTTTCTGGTCAAAAGAATCTGACCAGATCTAGTTGGTTCATGCAGTGTTTTTCCCGCCATTTTTTCTTTCGTTATGGAGGGGAGTTCTTCTGTTCCCAAGCGACTCCCCGGAAGTATTACCCTCTAACTCGGCTATAATCTACGCAGCAAGTGCGTAAGAGTATGCAGTATAATCGTCATTGTTTGCGATTAGATTGTTCGATGTAGGTCATCGCCCTCTTTTGTTCTCTCTGTTACTCTTACTAGCAATCGAATACCATTACCGTCCCTTCAACGAAAGTCATATCCAATATAAAGTGTGGTATAAGTAATACCCAATGCAAGTATTATAATTACTGCTAGCCACATTATTTTCTTTTCCATTAACTTTCCTTGGTGGAACGGGCGGGAATCGAACCCGCGTCTTACTTAGCTACCCTACAGGTCATCAAACAAAATTCTTAAAAAGTTTTATCATCAAAACTATTTATATTACTAATGATTTTCCCTATACATTTTTTTTGCTTCCCAAATTCTATGTACCCAACTATCTCTTTTTTCAATAAAAAGTTGAGGTTCATCACTATCAACAGCAACAATAATTACTACTTGATCTATCGGTATGTTAGTTCTTTCCTCATACATTATTGCATAGGCTGAACATTGAGCAAAATAATTATAACAATATTCATACTTTTTTGTTTTAGCAGAACTCTTATAATCAATTACAGACAATCTTCCATCAAATTCTGCTATAATATCTGTTCTGCCAGCTAACCCAAGATGATCAGAATAAAGACCAAGTTCTACTCCATGAACATTGTTTATTCTTTGAAGGATTGGTTCAATTGATTGAAACATCGCGAGTACGTCTGGTAATTGTCCCTCGAGATATCCGTCTTCGTTTTTGATATAGCTTTCACAGATAGAATGTAAGCGGGTTCCTCTTCTGGAAGCCTTACCTGTGATTTTATTTGCTTTCTCTTCTCCAATTGACTTTCTCCACTTCTGTATACCAGCTTTGCTGAGTTCACCAAGTACGGTAGTAATTGATGAATATTTATTTCCCTCTGGAGTGGTATAGATCCTACCTCCATTTATATACTCCGCTTGAAGTCCAAATGATAATTCAGGCCTTTCGGCTAAATGTACAAACATTACCAATAATCCTTTGCTGATACAGTGCCTAAAGGATGATTCTTTTTAATTTCTTTTAATTTTTCCACATATCGACCATCCGGCTTTTTTAGCCCCAATTTTAAAGGATCACCAATTCCTGGAGCTGCTACCTTTATTTTTATTTCACCACCACAAATAGGGGCTGCTCTATGAAGTTGTCTTTCACAAGGAACTTCAGTTGGTTCTTTTCTTCGTGAAATAGAAAGCATCTCTTCAAATTCATGTTCACATTTCTCACATTTATAATTATATGTCGGCATTACGTATACTCTTTAATTTATTGGAGTTTCAGATTGATAAATAAATTTTTCACCATTGATAACTTGTTTTACAAACTCATCTTTTCCATTCAACCAATTCACCGGTTCATGGATACCAGCCCAATAAAGATGTTCATTCTCTTCCTTTTTTTCTACCCAAAACATCATTAATTGAGCATGCCAATCTCCCTCAAATTTATTACGCCAA